CTCTCTTATATTATTATTAAAAATATTATATAAATAAATAACTATACTCTAAAGAAATTTTTTATTTTTTACCCCTTTTCATTTTTTTCTTTTCTTATCTAAAGGTAACCTTAATCTTTAATATAATAAAAATGCTACTTCATAAACTCAAAAACAATTTATCAATCAAATGCTTAGAACAAAAAGCTATTTATAAGCTAAAAAAATCACTCTATTTATAGCATCATACGATGCTCTACGGACAGCGTTAGCCGCGGGCTATGCGTCGCTAAAGTATTTTGTAAGCTCAAAAAAACTGATATTTTGAGTAAAATCAATCACCTATCAATTTTTTACATTTTAGTGAGCTTATATCGAGCGTTATATCATGTACAAGTCAGTATAAAAAAAAGCTATCATATACAAGTCAGTATAAAAAAAAGCTATCATATACAAGTCAGTGTAAAAAAAAGCTATCACTAACAAGTCAGTAAATAAAAAGATATAAAGCTGACAAGCTTGTAAAAGATAGCGCACTATCAAACCAAGTCAGTATAAAAAAAGATATAAAAACTACAAGCTTGTGTCAAAAAAAGCGCAATATAAACAATATAGTAGACAAAAGATAAAATAAAAACGGGATAGTAGATAAAATATTTTAGATTTATTTTTACAAAAAGCTTTGTAATTTTATTTTTACATGATATATTTTTACACGAGCCAGCAATTTAACTGACTTTAAATTTAATTAAACTAAACAGGCGGGCAATGTGCCCGCCACAACCGAGGATAAAAAAATGGAAATGCAGAACTTTTTAATGTGTTCAAGACACAACATAACCCCAGAGCAACATGCTCTAGCACTCAAAGCGGGGATTACCTTGCATCAAGGCACTGACCTTGATGCGTTCGCAGCTAATCACGACCTGATTAAAGCCGTGTGTGATCAAGGGGTTTTTGAGGGGGTTATTGTAGTGCATCCCGCACTAGCCCTTAAGCTTTCTACCGCTTATCGAATAGGCGTGTTTGAAAATGCCAACAGAGCCCCAGAAGGTGGTGCCCCTTCTTTTCAGGCCGTTGGGCTTGAAGTCTTTGACCTAGTGCCGCGCCTAACGTCTTGGGAATATGCAGCAAATTATGACATGATAAAAGTATAAAAACTAATCAGGTGGGCAGTAATGCCCGCCACAACTCTTGGAGAATAAAAAAATGAATAATGTAAACATAATAAGAGCAATTGCTCTAGTAGCAGCCTTCGCATCAGGTGGGGTGGCATACCACACTTATTTTAAAGCAAACCACGAGAACCACGTGGAGCTTAAGAATACCAAGTCGGGTAAGTTTGTCATTATAAATGACTTAAAAGGTGAGGGTCACATATATGAGCTTAACGAACTAGAACCAGTGCCTGTGCCTGTACCGAACCAAAACCAAAACCTAAGTACTTATAGCTCAGGGGCAAGCCAAAGCTATCAACTGCCAATGGGCAACAAACACTAAACTTAGCAATACCCGCAAAGGATTTAAAATGGAAATGATAAAAGACCCGACGGAACTTTTACACGAGTTCCCAGCTCACGTGCTGACGATTCACAAGAAGTGCAAGGGAGAAATGCAAAAAACGCATGGCATTCCCGAAAACATCTACATAAGACTAGAGGTAGAGCAGAAGATGCTCTATATAGATACTCGCTTTCTAACAGCCGCTGGACTAATAGCTAGCTTAATTGAATGGCGCAAGCTGCCATCATACAGGGGGACATTGCTTAAACGCATGGCGGCGGGGACTGGAAAAGTAGAAGGTGCGGTTAACTGCGTGGCGTTTGACTTAATCCCCGTGTCAGAACAAAGCGCAGATGACGTGGATGATAGCTTAAAAAGAATTAGACCAAGACGAGGCAGACCGCTTACCGTGCATAAGCGCATTAGGTATCAAAAACAAGCGGGTGAAGTAGCAGGCAAGTTAGCTAACTTCAACGATCAGGTGGGTAACTGGCGCGAAGCATACGGACACTTGCCGATATACGAAGAACTGCATAAGTATATTAAAGATGCTAAGCGGACGTATGAAGAAGCCTATAACATGCTCAGTCTTGGACGCAGATCTAAGGTAAGAGCGGAAAGGCGGCCTAGTGCGCCTAAAAAAGCTGTCCATATCGCGTGCATAAGATGCACGGGGCTTGACGAGCTAATCACTAAAGATAGTGAGGCGATATATAAACTTATCAGGAAGTTTGTCCAAGATGAGCGGGGCAATTTTACATTGCAGGAGCGCGAATATATCCCGCCTATGGACAAATCGGAGTGGATCGGCAGGTATGAACAAGGTGAGGATAAGGACGGTGAGAACGCATATAAGCACTTATACGTGCCGATAAGTATCATCAAAGCGGGTGTCTATAACAATGACATCTTGGGGTATAAACACGACAAGCGATACCTTGAGACCTGCCAGAAGTATATCGGCTTTAGGGGCTTTAGATGTGCTAAATTTGACTTGGGGGCTATAGATGACTAGGGCAATAACTACGGAGAAAGAAATGACGAATATAGAACTAAAATACGGAGAAAGAAAATGAGCCGAGCATTAGACGACGCTAAATTATATGCAAGGGAATACGCTAAAGAATATTACAAGGCTAATAAAGAAAAGTGTAACTCCAGAACCTATGCCAATATAGCGAAAAGAAAAGCGATAGAAGCTGAAATGAAAGCAAGGGGGCTACCTGTAACAAAGAAAGTACCACAAGCGGCTAACACACTGACAATCAAAGAAGTGGCGGATATGCTGGAGCTAACAATGCCAAAAACTAGAGCGATAAGTAAAGATGCTAGATATAACATGCCTAAGTACACGCATTTAAGATTAGATGGAGCAGAGCTATACGATCTATTTCAAATAAAAGAGTGGATGCAACAATATAAAGAGGTGTTAACGCAACTGGCTATCACGGGACGGGAGCACAGCAACAACGGGATAACGCTAACTAAAGAGGTTATGTTGTTAGTAAACTGGGTAGTAAACTGCGCTCACATCGAGCGGCATACCCTGCGATTGCAACAAGAAACAACTAGCAAAAGACTATGTGCTAGCTATGGTGTCAAATCATTATTGGAGATTAAGTTATGAAAAAATTAGATCTATATAAACTAAGAGGCACGCTAGAACATGTGCTATTTTTAATAAACCAAGAAGAATCCAATCCAAGTTTTAACTGGGGTGACGCTCCAGTAATTTGTGAAATAAACGGTTATCGCTGGCTGTTGGGGCAGGGAGCCTATGAAGAAATGAATTGGGAAGAGGCTAAGGCTTGGTGCAAGTCAGTAGGTGGGGAGTTACCACCTAGAGAAGTACTTTTACTAGCATATCTTAATGAGGCCAACAGGCCGTTGTTTAAACCAGAATGGTACTGCTCCAGTACCGAGTACAATGCTGCGAACGTTTGGAAGCAGAATTTTGGCACTGGCACGCAGAGCGCCAACTTCAAGACTGACAACTACTACGTGCGAGCTGTTAAGAAGGTGAAGATATGAGCAAAGAAAGAGAGCTGTTGAAGAAGATTTGGGAAGATTTAGACGGTGACAGGGATAACTACTCTTCATTGTGCGATGAGATAGAAGAACTGCTCGCCCAACCTGAGCAAGAGTCACCAACCCGTAAGCCTTTGAGTGATGAATGGTTTGGGGATAATATAGGGTTAAGAGGGTTAAGATATGAGTGATGAATGGATTAAGGATAATATAGGTTTTATCCATAGGGACGTTTCTTTTACTGATTTAGTTAGAGGTGTTGAAAAAGCACACGGTATTGGAGTAGATGATGAGTGAAGAAAGAGAGCTCCTGCAAGAATGCTATTTTTTTATCGACAACAAAGTTATTGTCTCTAGTAAAAGGCTATTAGATCGAATAGACAAACCGCTCGCCCAACCTGAGCAAAAGCCTGTGGCTTGGTTATTGAGCAGTAAGGATAGCTCATACACAGAACTAAGGAAAACAGAACCAGAGGGCGCTGATATGTACCTCTATCAAATAACACCACTCTACACAACACCCAAGCGTGAGCCTTTAAGTAATGAATGGCTTGAGGACAATATAGGTCTTATTCATAGGGACGTTTCTTTTACTGATTTAGTTAGAGGTGTTGAAAAAGCACACGGTATTGGAGTAGATGATGAGTGAAGAAATATCAAGAAGCGGATTAACTGAGGGCTATAGAATAACAGCCACAGACCCGAAACTATTTTCAGTATCTTTTAGTAAACAAGGGGAAGGAGTTATTAAAATAACTCCAGAGGGTGACATCTTCTGGAAAGGTAAGGAAATTAAATCTGATGATGACTTTAAAATAGCGATGTTGGATTTAAGGAATTGTCTAATAGGAAGATTATAAAGATGAGTGAAGAAAGAGAGCTTTTGAAAAGATTTGCCGACAGTAAGTGGAATTACGATGATTGGTGTTTCTTAAAAGCCGATGCAGAGGAGCTACTTGCCCAATATGAAGCTGGATCAAGACTCGCCCAACCTGAGCAAACGCCCGTGGCTTGGATGTATGAGCGCCAAAACGGAGATTTTACAGAGCGCACTTTATCAGCAGGGGTTGAAAAGAATTTTGACGGAGTAATAATACCACTCTACACAGCGCCACCAAAACAAGAGCCCTTGAGTTGTCGCGAAATAACATACCCTGAGGGGGCTTTCACTCGAGAAAGACAACAGGCTTTTGATGCTGGCGTTAGGTTTGCAGAAAAAGCACACGGAATAGGAGGTGATGATGCCTAGATGTGATATATGCCATAAAACAGCACCCTACGTCAATGAACTGCTTGACTGTTATAAGACTGGTAAGATTGAGGACGTTTGCCCTGACTGCGATGGAATAATAAGTATGCAATTAAGAAAGATTAAATCGGTAGCTACAAGAATGACGATAAATTTATTTAAGTCTTATATAACCAACTTAATAAAGGGGGAGGCGGAGAAAGTCCACGGTATTGGAGGTGAAAAATGACACAAACACATGGTGGCAAGGGTTCAAAACAACGCCCAACGGATCGAAAGAAATACAACGATAATTGGGATGCTATTTTTGGTAAAAAGAAAGAGGATAAAAAGAAATGAGTATTGGTCTTTATATAGAATTACTTGGGTGCATAGGTTTAACACTAGTTGTTGCTTTCGTTGCTATTTGCACTATCTGGTTTGCTGTAAGTACTTACGATGACATTAGAAAAATGATAGCTTGTATAAAAATAAGAGAGGATAAGAGATGAATAAAATAACCGCAGAAAAAATAATAAGTATAGAAGAAATATCGAACTACAAATCACACGGAGTAAATAAATTTTTCGATAGCTATTATGATGGTTATAAAATCACAACGGATAAACAAGAAATAATTGTTGGTGTTAGCAATGAGCAAAAGTGTTGTGAGGAATGGGGCTACTTGTCTTCCTTGGATAACTTCGATGATTTTATAGGGGCGGACTTGCTAACTATAGTGTCAGTAGATACTGCGTTAAAAACTTATGAATTAGATCCTAGTCGTGATGATTATGATGTTTTAGATGCGGCCATGTTTATTAATTTTTATACATCTAAAGGTACTTTCCAGATCGTTTGCTATAACAGCCATAATGGGTATTACGGACACGATGTTGTTGTAATATCTAATCAGCTAGCCATATTAGAGGAGTTATAAAAAATGAAACTGTACGAGTTAGGTAATGACAAACGATTTAAACTAATTGAGGACAGCTCAGGCACAGTGTTCTTATTAGATCATATAGACGGGGTATACTCCGTATGCTTCCTAGGCAATGCAATTGTACACATATCGGCTAATGCTGAAATAGAAGAGGTGGAGTGATGAGATTAGATGAAATGGTAATGGTTTTTGCAATATTTTCGATAGGTGTGGTGGTGATAGCGTTTGCATCTTTTTTGTTTAAAGCAATATGGGTAATGCAATGAAAAAGTACACAGCGATAATTAATTTTAAGATTGAAATCGAAGCAGAAGATCAGGACGCGGCAGAATATATAGCGTCAACAGCCCTACCTAAGACGTATTACTTTAGGTGTGATACAGGTAATGGTAAATATTTAAGAGGGTTGTCACCTGTGGTCTTTGCAAACGAAGCCGATAAAGAAGGAAAACCAGAAGGGTACTGGAGGAATAGATAAGCGAGTAAGGGTGTGGTAAGATAAACAACTGTTATCAAAGATAAGAGGTTTTAAATGTTGTCAGAAGACGAATGCTACGAATTATGGCGCTCAAAAAATGACTTAGTAGAAACTATACGCCTGATCTATGAGACAGGATTTAACGCAGGGCAAAAAAAGGTTAAAAAGAATGGCAAACAAAACGTCAAACAAAAATCGCAAGAAACCGAAGAGCAACCCTTTTAAAGCAAGTGAACAGTATGGCAGATGATATAGACAAAGCTAACGCCCAAGCGCAGTTGATACTTGAAGTTCAAATAAAGCTAAACAAAAAGGACATTAATCCCTTTCAAAATGAGTCAGGTCAATGCTGGGAGTGCGATACCCCTGTTGCAGATAATCGCAGGTGGTGTTCAACAGAATGTAGAGATGCGAGTGAGTTATGAAACAAAAAAGAGAAATAGGCGGTTACTTTGATACCCATGCAAAAATTGTATGGGTGCTTACAATATCATTGTTTATTTATGGCTATTCTAAATGGGGTCCTTGCCTCTAAAGGCCTAGTATGAATTGGGCAGACTTTGTTTTACCCCCCATAAATCTCTGGAATTACCCTAAACAAAATGAGGATTATAAAATGAGCGATTTAGAAGATATAAATTTAAGTAGTCACCACGAAACAGTGGTTAAACCTGTATGGAAAATAAAAGAATCACCTGCAACACCCGATCTTATTAACAGCCCAGCGCATTATAAAAAAGGCGGTTTTGAAGTATGGGATATAATAGAAGCCTTTGGGTTAAACTATAATATAGGTAATGTGACTAAGTATATCCTTCGTGCGGGGCACAAGGGTAATAAGTTGGATGACTTAAAAAAAGCTAGAGCCTATTTAAACAGGGAGATAGAAAAAATAGAGGGTAAGAAATGAAAGAGTTAATAAGTGGGGCTGAAATTGAACTAATAAAAAAATTGGGGGCTCAAGTTGGTTTTGATATGGGTTCGCAAGATGACTACAGCGGGTTGACGACACTCCAAAGGTTAATAGATTTTTATTTATTAGTGCAAGGCAGGTTGGATCAAGACACTTATTTAAACAACTATAAAAAAGCAGTGGGGCAATTGCGAAAAGATAGAGAGGAGGGGGTTATTCCAAAATCAGGGGTTTTAACTAGACGGGAAGTTGAAACAATGGTGTTGGTAGAAGTAAATAATATTTTTAAAGAAAACCATAAATATTCTAAACACTTGTTACGCAAATATAGAGGGTAAGAAATGAAAGAGTTATTTAAGAAATGGTTTTGCCCTCCTCACAAGTGCATTATTTTTAGAAACTATTACGGGATGAATAAAAAAGTGTGCGTTGATTGCGGGAAAGAACACCCCATAGGCGAAGCGCATTTTATAAAGCATCAGAGGTAACCATCATGGTACAGTATAGATGAAAGTGTTAGCCCTGCTCTTAGTGTTATTGCCTACACTGAGTTCAGCAGGAGAAAAAGAGTGCTTAGCAGCTATAATGGTCAGCGAAGCATCAGGAGAAAGTTTAGAAGGATTGGTAGCAGTAGCTCAGGCAAGTATAAATAGGGCGAAGGCTACTAGGCGTGCGGTGTGTAATATAAAAGGTGTTACACGTAAGAGTCCACCTGCGGATTTAGCAGAGTATTATATGGTGCTAGCCGAGTCTATTTTAAAAGGAGGCAAGTCTATTGTCGGTGCTGCGGATAGCTGGGAAAGAAGTAGAATACCAAAATACGCGGGCAAGATTACCCGTAGAATAGAACACCACACCTTTTATGTGTCTAAAAGATTAAACTAGGGAAAAAGAATGAAAGTAGCATTAGAACAATATACGCACCCCCTTACTTTAGGGAAATACGCTGGCATTTGTTATGGGAGAGAAGGTAATGACGAGAAACGATTGGCTCACATTATTGGGGTTGGGCACTTATCTGTGCTGCGGTTTGGTAGTGCTGTATTTCGCATTGAAGGAATTAGCAGAGTATGCCTAGCCCAGCTTACAAGAAGTAAGCATTTAGATTATTTAGTACGAAGCTCTAGGTACTGTGACGAAAGCGAAGCTGAGTATATTTTGCCTGTTGCATTTGAAACCATACATCCAGAGAACCTTGAGGTTATTAATCGCCACATACAAGAAGGCGCACAACTCTATAAAGAACTGCGGGATGGGGGGTTTGCTAAACAAGACGCTAGATATATTCTACCACAAGCACAGGAAACAGAACTCTATGTAGTGGGTAACTATCAAGCATGGGTAGACTTTATTAAACTTAGAACATCTAAATCCGCTCAACTTGAGGTGCGAGAAGTAGCCCTTAAAATCAAACTGCATTTACAACACGCTGCGCCTATTATATTTGGTGAACCTGATGCCTTGGATTGAATTAAATGATGATCGTAGAATACCCACAGATGAAATAGTGCACGAGCTATCCATTTGCTGGGAGGAATATTCACAAAATAAAAACGATCCTGAAATTAATGAAGCGATAGCTTTTCTAGTTCAAATAGCTGCGGCTAGGATGTACATAATCAATAAAAGAAACCACTTCTTAATAGTGGGGTTGATAGTCACTAATGTGTTATGGGCGTTAAATAAAATAGGGGGGCTCTAATGACCCCCGAGGGCGCTATTAAAAAAAGAGTTAAAGAAATCCTTGTTGATGTAGGCGCTTGGTACTGTATGCCTGTGGGTTCAGGTTATGGCAAATCAGCAGTGCCTGATTTTATCATTTGTCATCAAGGATTATTTATCGCCATTGAAACAAAAGCGGGCAACAAGCAAGCCACGGCTATACAGGCTAGGGAAATAGAACGAATAAAAGCTGCGGAAGGTATAGCGTGGGTTATTAATGAAACCAATATAGCGGAGTTAAAAGAATGGATATTATCGGTGTCGACCTTGAGACCTATTACGACAAAAAGTACAGTCTCTCAAAAATAAGTACCCAAGAGTACATAGATCACCCACTCTTCGAGGTTATCGGAGTAGCAGTAAAAGTAAATGAAGCCCCTGCTGAATGGTTCAGCGGGACAATGGAGGAGACTAGTAAATGGTTAGCCCAGTTTGATTGGGAAAATTCTTGGGTGTATGCCCACAACACTTTATTCGATGCCACTATTTTAACGTGGAAGTTCGGCATAAAGCCTAAATTGTGGATAGACACTTTGTCTATGGCTAGGGCAGTACATGGCACAGAAGTAGGGGGGTCACTTGCCAAACTAGCGGAGCATTACGAGTTAGGGCAGAAAGGCACTGAAGTAGTCAGTGCTATGGGGGTTAGGCGAGTAGACTTTAGCGAAGAAGAACTAGCTAAGTACGGCCAGTATTGCATAAACGATGTAGAGTTGACTCACGGACTATTTAACCACTTAGCCCTACACTTTAATAGGATTGAGATAAAGCTCATTGATATGACTATTCGTATGCACACAGAGCCTAGTTTTGTCCTAGACCTACCTACGCTAGAGGATCACTTGCACCATACCAAAAGGCGCAAAGAAGATTTACTGGCAGCTAGTGGCATGGCTAAAGAGGACTTAATGTCTAATCCTAAATTCGCTGATGTATTAAGATCGCATGGGGTAGTACCACCTATGAAGATAAGCCCCACAACGGGTAAGGAAACATACGCCTTTGCTAAGACTGACGAGGATATGAAAGCATTATTAGACTACCCAGACTTTGATGTTCAAGCTATTGTTGCGGCTAGACTAGGCACTAAATCTACTATAGAAGAGACCCGCACCCAAACTTTTATAGAGATTGCTCATACAAATAGATACCTGCCTATACCGCTTAAATACTATGGTGCGGATGTATCGGGGAGGTGGAGTGGGGTATCATTTAATATGCAGAACATCCCTAGAACATCACCTATTAAATCAGCTATACAAGCCCCAGAAGGGCACGTTATAGTGGGTGCTGACTTAAGCAATATAGAGCTAAGAGTGAGTTTATATTTTTCAGGACAGCTCGATAAGCTTAAGATTATTGCTGAAGGTAAAGACCTGTATAAAGACTTTGCTGCATCTGCATTTAAAGCACCCTATGATGAAGTAACAAAAGACCAACGCTTTGTAGGAAAAACCTGCATTGCCGAGGGCACATTAGTGTTAACTAGTCATGGTGAAAAGGCTATAGAAAAAGTAACTCTTGAAGATAGGGTATGGGACGGGGTAGAATGGGTGTCTCATAAAGGGGTAATTTACCAAGGGGAAAAAAATGTCATCACTTACAATGGGCTCACCGCTACCGAAGACCACGGTGTATTCACAGAGCAAGGGCCGATTCCTTTCGGGGTCGCAGCATCCAGAATGGAAACCCTTATTAGAACAGGAGCTAGTGGGCGGGCAATACGGGTTAGTGCAGATTATTTCAGACAAAATAACCCGCCAAGGAAAGAGCATCTAGGTGTACGTAAAATGTACTCAATGTGGAATGGAGAAATGGATAAACAAGTCTTCTCTTACTCGGGGGAAGACAAAAGGGTGCCAATCATGCTCCCAAACAAAATCAAAACACTCAGAAACTTTAGGTCGAAGGTACGATGCCATTATAGCCCGATGCCAAAACCCCAAAAACAGGAACTACCCGAATTATGGAGGGCGGGGGATATACTGCGAGTTTGCCTCCCGAATGGAGTTTATTCTATGGGTAGAAAAACATTTACCCCACAAAGACTACAAGGGGGTAGAAATAGACAGAGTGGACAACAACAAAGGATATACAAAAACAAATTTGCGTTTAGCAAATCGGCAGCAGCAAATACAAAACAGACGAAATACTGTGTTTGTGGATTGGAAAGGTGCGTTAATTCTAGCCCCGCTATGGAACGAAAACCCCCACACTCAAATGTCCACGGTTCGAAAGTATGTGCGTTTAGGGTTGACAGGGGAAGACATAATACAACAAGCATGGGAGTCAGTGCACAACAAGCGCAAAAATTGGAAAGTGCTAAAAGCAAGGCTAGAGTCTATGACATATTAGACGCAGGGCCTAGAAAACGATTCACCGCTGGAAATGTGCTAGTCCTAAATTGTGTTCTTGGGCTTGGCTTTGGTACAGGGGCGGTTAAGTTAAGAGAGTCTATTAGGGCTATGTCGGGCACAGATATAGGAGCAGCAGAAGCAAAACGCATTGTAGACTTATACAGGGAAGAGTTTAGCGAGGTTAAAAATACTTGGGCTAAGGGCGGCCAAGTATTAAAAGATATGCGTGACAATGTAGCGGCAACCTTTGGCACGATTAACTTACCTGTAGCGGGCAGGAGGGGCGTGTTGTTACCGTCAGGACTCTATTTAAAATATCCTGATTTAAAAGAAATACGCACCGAGGCAGGCACGGAGTGGACGTACGCTAGCCATAGAGGTTCGCGCCGTAGAATATACGGCCCAAAAACCGTGCAAAATACCATACAGGCTTTAGCAAGGTGTATAATGGGGGAAGCGATGGTGAGAATCACCAAGCGCTATAAGATCGCCCTAACTATCCATGATAGTTGCTATTGTGTAGTGCCTGAAGATGAAGCCCAAGAAGCCTTAGACTTTATTATTGCGGAGCTGTGCAAAGAACCAACATGGATGCCTGGCATACCACTAGGCGCTGAGGGGGCATTTGGTAGGACATTAAAAGAAGCAGGATAATATGGCAAACCCCCCAGCATGGTCGTTTAGTTCAATAAAATTATTTAGTACTTGCCCTAAAAAGTATGAGTCTGAAAGAGTTACTAAGGAAGTAGGTTATCAAGAGACCGAAGCCACCCTGTATGGAACGCAACTGCACTTAGCCGCTGAAGAATACATAAGGGACGGCAAAGAGATTGACGCTAGGTTTGCTTTTATTAAACCTTACTTAGATAATTTGAATAAAATATCGGGGGAAAAGCTATGCGAATTAAAAGTAGGAACAAAAAAGAATGGCACAGGAAGATTGGAGTATTGTGATTTTGACGATGCTTCTGTTTGGTTTAGGGGTGTGGCAGACTTGGTTATCCTTGATGGAGATAAGGCTTGGATAGTGGATTATAAGTCGGGCAAAAGTGCTAAGTATGCGGATATAAAACAGCTTGCCCTTATGGCGGCTGCACTATTTCTAAAACACCCAGAGATTAAAAAGATAAAAACATCCTTACTGTTTGTGGTGTCTAAAGAGTTTATTAAAGAAGACTTCACAGCCGCTAACGGGCTAGACATTTTTAATACTTACAGTGAGCTATTGACTCAAAGAGAAATAGCCTATAATACGGGCGTTTTCAATCCTAAGCCTAATGGGCTATGTAGGCAGTGGTGTAGCACTTTAAGCTGCCCCCATAATGGGAAGAATAAGTAATTTGCAAACCCTTGTTAATACAGACAGTGGCAAGGGTGTAAATGGCGGTTATCGGGTGATTGGCCTTACAAATCCCGAGAGTGCGGGTGTGATAATTTACATTTTTTTCCTCATCACAGGCCGTACTACCCTATATTAATTAGCGAGGTATATAATGGGCAAAGAAATAAAAGAGCTTTTAGCTCTATATAATGACCCCAAGAATAGTTCTAAAGATAGAGAACATTACGCAGCTAAAGTAATGGGCTTGTTAAACAAAAAGGTGCTAAGCAGTGACTAAAAAACGTGACTATACCCATGAACGCGCATTAGAAAAAGCAAAGCCTGGTGCCTTTGAAGCTCGGATGGAGAGGCAACGCGCTAGACGCGCCCTAGATAAAAAAGGTGTAGATCGTACAGGCAAAGACGTATGCCATGTTAAATCTTTAGCCAAAGGCGGTTCTAATAAAGACGGCACATTCCTAGCACCCGCTAAAAAGAATAGAACTTTTGCCAGGGATGCTGACGGTAAACCTAAAAATAAATACGACAAGCCAAAATGATAATAAAAACTAGATCAGTAAAACAACTAGCCAAAGACTCAGGATTAAACGAAGAACTGATAGAACGTAATATAGACGCCCTGTGTGAGTTCACTTGGCGCATAGCTAAGAGAGAAAGAAAGTACTGCAATAATAAAGTCAGAGGGTGGGTAATGAGCGCTGACATAGTTAAACCACCCTTGCTTGATCTGTTAAAAACAGAGGACGAAGAAGAAAAAGACTACCTTTAATTAAACTCGATTCATCACCGTAAGTGATTGGCGCATAGGATCATCATGGAAATTATAGACAATAAAGCACTGCTTATCCGTACCCGTAACCCAGATAAAATAACTGACGTTATAGAGCAGTCTAAAGTAATACGGGAAGTGCCAAATGTAGGGCACGAAGTCCTTGTTAAATGGACATTAACTAACACCTTTATCTTACATAAATTAGGGTTTAAAAAAGCGCCCTCCCCTATAGAGGGGCAATACGAATGGCCAGGTATGTATAAACCCTTTGACCATCAAAGAACGACAGCCTCTTTTTTAACTTTAAACAAACGAGCGTTTTGCCTGAATGATATGGGCGTAGGGAAAACTATGAGCGTAGTTTGGGCAGCAGACTATCTGTTATCAAAAAAAATTATTAATCGCGTTTTGATTGTTTGCCCCTTATCTATTATGGACACTGCATGGAGAGCTGATCTATTTAAAACAGCTATGCACAGAAAAGTAGATATAGCTCATGGTTCAAAAGACAAAAGGATTAAAGTGCTAAAGTCCGATGCCGAATTTGTCATCATAAATTATGATGGCATAGAGATAGTAGTCAACGATATAGTTAAAGGTAAGTTTGATTTAATTGTATGCGATGAAGCCTCAGCGTTAAAAATACCCACTACCAGACGATGGAAAACTTTAAACTCGCTTATCACACCTAATACTTGGATGTGGCTATTAACAGGTACACCTGCTGCGCAGTCACCAATGGATGCTTACGGGCTAGCCAAAATGCTCAATCCTAATTCCGTACCTAAATATATAGGAGCGTTTAAAGATCAGGTTATGTTGCGGCTAACTCAGTTTAAATACATTCCCCGTACCGATGCACAAGCTACCGTGTACAAAGTTTTACAGCCCGCTATACGATACACCAAAGAAGAATGTTTAGACTTACCAGAGTTAACCTATGTGGAGCGGGATACTCCTATGACCTCACAACAAAAGAAATATTACGACATTCTAAAAAAAGAAATGTTATTTGAAGCGGCTGGAGAAGAAGTTAGCGCGGTCAATGCTGCGGTAAAAATGAATAAGCTATTGCAGATTAGTTCAGGGGCGGTCTATAGCGATACTGGAGAAGTAGTAGAGTTTGATTGCTCAGCAAAGCTTAAAGAAATGACAAGCGTAATAGAGCAGAGTAGCCATAAGATATTAATATTTGCTAACTTTAAGCATGGGATCATTACTATAAAAACCCATTTAGATTCACTGGGAATAACGTCAGATATTATTCATGGGGGCATATCAGCCACCAACAGAGCTAAAATAATTACAGACTTTCAAACAACAAACAATATACAGGTACTGATTATTCAACCCAAAGCCGCAGCTCATGGCATAACTTTACATGCAGCTAACACAATAATATGGTGGGGGCCCATAACAAGCACTGAAACTTATCTACAAGCCAATGCTAGAGTACATAGAGCAGGGCAAAAGAACCCTTGTACGGTAGTGCATTTAGTAGGCAGCCAAGTAGAACGGGCACTTTATACAAATCTTACTAGTAAAACAGCAGCGCAAACTACGTTACTTGATATGTATAAAAATATAATTGGACAAGCCTGAAAAACTTTGCTATATTTACACCACCTTACGATATTCGTAAGAGACAATAGGAGACCACTATGACAGAAGTAACCGCAGACAAGCTAGTATCCATATACATAAAGCTTAGAGACAAGCGTGCGCAAGCACTTAAAGAATCTGAAGAGTTAGATGCGGAATTAAAGACCCAGCAAGACATGGTGTCTGACAAACTGCAGGAAATGCTTAAAGAAATAGGCGCGGACAACATCAAAACAAAGCACGGTACGGTGACCCGTACTATAAAGACTCGTTATTGGACTAGCGACTGGGCAAGCATGTTCCAGTTCATAAAAGATAACGACGCTATGTACTTGATGGAGCAGCGTATTCACCAGACAAATATTAAAAAATTTTTAGGAGAAAACCCAGACCAATTGCCCATAGGGCTCAACAGTGACAGCAGGTATACCGTGTCAGTCCGTAAATCCAAATAGGAGGTAGCAAAGTGATAATTGACGATGTAGTAAACGAGGGCTATGATAACCCCCTCACTGATGACCAGTGGCTAACCACTGTGGAAGTAGTCTACTTACTTAAGGTAAGTAGACAAAAACTAGCTACTCTCAAAAATAAAGGGCTAATAAAGGTTTATCGCAGAGGGCTAAGTGGAAAAAACTTATACAACAAAGCAGAGTTAGCTGATTTAATAATCCAACAAAATACAATTAGGAGCATATAAAATGTCAAATGAAATGTCTTTATTCCGTGAGTCATCAGCGGTAATCCCTGCACATCTACGTACAGGTGCTTTAGATGAATTAACTAAAAGTCTTATGGGTGGAAGTGGCGTAAACAACAAGCGTATTTCTATTAAGGGCGGCATCTTCAGAATGATCGTAGATGGTCAAGAAGTCATGAAAAATGAAGATCGCTCTATGGACTTAGTTATTATTAACGCAGCGCCTAAAACTAGCAGGACGTATTATGCTGATACTTTTAAAGAAGGTGAAGTGGTGCTACCATCTTGCTGGTCTAATGATGGTGTTAAACCTGATGCTTCTTCTGAGAAAGCACAAGCAAGCGCCTGCGCAGTGTGTCCGCAAAATATAGCAGGTTCTGGTCAAGGTACATCAAGAGCGTGTCGTTTTAGTCGCAGACTAGCTGTAGTGCTAGGGCAGCCAACAGAAGATAGCGATATTTACCAATTGATACTGCCAGCGCAGTCTATCTTTGGCAAAGCGGATAATGGCAAAATGCCTTTAGAAGCCTACGCTAAATTTTTAGGTGGTAACGGGTTAAGTATTTCAAGCGTGGTAACTGAAATCCGTTTTGATACTAGCTCGGCTACTCCAAAGTTGACATTCCGTGCGGTTAAACCCTTAAGCTTAGAAGAAATGTCTATTGCTGTAGAAAAGGGGCAAAGCCCCGCAGCGGTTCAAGCAGTGTCTAATAATCCTGGCGCGATAGATGGTCAAGGTAAAAAAGAGAAAGAACTGCCTTTTGAAAAGCCTGCTGCTCCTTTATTCCGTGAGCCACAACCTGAAGAAGAAAAAGCACCTACCGTTAGAGAAAAGAAATCAGCACCTGTGGTTAAAGACTTAGCGGACGTGTTAAATCAATGGGGTGATGACGAAGACTAAAAACTTTAGTCTAGTGTAAGGGGGCTACGCGCCCCCTTTTTACCCTCTAATTTAAACAGGCAAGGTTATGACACGGAGAGAGTTTTTTAATAAGATGTTTGGCCCAACGGGCTACATCAATATAAGAGGTCTGTATTACGATCAGACTCGTGGATTGCCCATATCCAAATTTTTTAGCTCCTTAGATCAAGCCGATGCTTTTATAGGAGAGTTGCTAGAGCAAGGGCGCGAGGTGTATTTTGGCACTCCAGCCTTTGTAGATAATACTAAACAAGCGAGTGTATCTAATATCGCTTACCACCGATCGTTTTTTGTCGATATAGATTGTGGTGCAACTAAGATATACAAAACTAAAAACGAAGGAGTTAAAGCCCTGTATGAGTTTTGTACGCACGTAGAACTACCTATACCAACATTAGTAGATTCAGGTAATGGTATCCATGCGTATTGGTTTTTAACAGAAGATGTGCCTTATGACTTATGGAAACCTGTGGGCATTGGTCTAAAAGAAAAAGCACAAGAGCTGGGCTTTCATGCGGATAATAGTGTTACTGGGGATGGGGCGCGTATTCTACGGGTGCCTGATACTTTCAACACTAAAGACCCACTTAAAAAGAAACCTGTAGTAGTTAGAAATGCTTCAGAGCCTATATCTTTTGCAGACTTTTCAGCGAGGATACCGCCCGCTATATCGCATAATAACTTAACATCTACTGACGAATTAACTAAAAGCTTAATGAGCAATGGCGAGCAATCGCCTAGTAAGTTTGAAATAATCTTACGTAAAAGCCATAAGTATGTAACTAATCAAGAAAAAGTAAAAACCATTATCACTGATAAAGAGGGTAATGAAGAAGTCAGTTTTAAAAATAAAATATTTGAACGCTGCGCGGGATGCCCCCAGATACTAGATGCTTATACAAATAGAGCTACTTTAGGCGAGCCTATGTGGTGGGCGGTGCTTTCTATTGCTAAAGCATGTACAGACAGTGTTGAATATATACACATAATGTCTAAAGGACATCCTGGGTATGACGAAGGATTAACCGAAGCTAAAGCAGATCGTTTTAAAGGGCCACGCACTTGCTTACAATTCCAGCAGTTAGAGCCAGATGGGTGCAAAGGGTGTATCCACAAAGGAAAAATTACAAGCCCTATTCAATTAGGGAAATATACAGAACTCGCTACTCCTACGGACAATGTACTAGAAGATGTAGTGCATGAAGGGTTAAAGCAGAACGTGACTATGGAAGCCCCCCACACCTATCCTTATGGGTGGGCTAGACGCGCGACAGGAGGTGTCGTTAAGCTATCAATAGAGAATCAAGATGAAGAGGATGCCTCTAATGAGCAAGCGGAAGATGTTATTTATGAAAATGATCTTTGGGTTAAAAAGCGTTTAGACGACCCACATTGCAGTGGGTCATCCGTGCAGATAGTGCATATTGCTTCTCAAGGACTTAACGAGCCTAAAAAGGTCATAGAGTTTATCATGCCCTTAACTGATATAGGTAAGAGAGATAGATGCCAAGAGATATTATCTTTTCATGGTGTTTATAAGGCTATATCCCCTAGAAGCTTAGGTTTGCTTCAGCAATACTTCATGGATTGGATTGAGATGCTGGAGAAAAAGGCGGGTAAGCCAGAGCAAGCAAGGGCGCAATTTGGGTGGCATGATGATAATACTAGCTTTGTTATGGGCAACCGTGAAATAGCTCAAGGTAAAGGCATACTATTTAGCCCTACTTCTGCTGTTGCAGATGAGATAACCCCTTTGTATCAGCGCATGGGGACACTGGAGATATGGAAAAGCATAGCCAACCTATATGCCAAAAAAGGTAATGAGGCCAGAGCGTTTGTTTTGTTTATTGGCTTCGGTGCGCCAATATATAACTTTTTAAACTTAGGTAGTATGACGGTGCATCTCACTAACTCCGCTTCTGGCGTGGGTAAAACGACTACACAGAAAATGGTAGGTAGTATTTGGGGACATCCAGAAGACACCCTTATGCTTAACAAAGATACTATTAACGCTAAGTTCCACAGGTTCGGTGTACTGCGCCATTTGCCTTTACTCATAGACGAGATAACTAATATGGATCCTGACAAGTTAAGTGACTTCGTGTTTGATATATCTCAGAATAAAGGCAAAGAACGTATGTCATCACATACTAATACCCTGCGTAAAAATAAAACTTCTTGGGACACCATTGCTATAACATCAGGCAACAACAGCCTGTACGACACACTTAAAAGTCACAAAACTTCTGTAGAGGGGGAGCTTTACCGTATTATGGAGATAGCTATAGAAGGGGACGATAGCATGACTAAGGAGGAGTCCGACGTATGGTACGAGCGTATGTTGCCTGAAAACTATGGCGTAGCAGGGGAAGTATATATGGAGTATGTAGTGGAAAATTTACCTGCGGTAATTGCCCGCATGAATGAGATACAAAAAGAGTTTGATAAACGCGCAGGGTTTAAAAGTAAAGCTAGGTTTTACTCAGCGTGTTGTGCAGCGGCTTTTACTGGAGCCGAAATATCTAAAAAGTTGGGTCTTCATGATATAGACATCGAGTCTATAATGCAGTGGGGGGTACGCACATTAGGCAATATTCAAGACACAGTAAAAGAGTGCAGCTCGGAAGATTCTATGGCGGTGTTAGGGCGGTTTTTAAATGAGCATAATAGAAACATTATCGTTGTTAATGGGGGCAGTGTAACTATTAACGATCTTATTTTAAATGAAAGGCCCACTAAAGAAGCTATGGGGGCATTAGTTGTGCGTGTTGAACCTGACAATAACCACATGTTCATAGCAAAGAGCGCCTTAGAGCGATGGTGTGCAGAACGTAGAATACCAGTGCGTAGCTTTTATTCTGATATAGAAAGTAAGGGTGTTGTGATAAGTATTAAAACGCGCAAGCGGTTAGCTGAGAATACGGAAGCTGCTGGGGTTCCAGTTCCTGTACTTTGGTTAGACTCGTCTAAACTGACTACCGATTATCTACATCATTGACAACGGGGCAATGCATGGTACTATGGCATTGCGCTTATTAAGTGTTTCTCCGTGGTTCTTGCCCCGCTTTACGCGGGGCTTTTTTACATTCCAGCTTTAACTCTAAGCAAATTAATATTACGAGTAGCCTTACCCATGCGTTCTTCTAGCGCATCTAACCTTTGTCTTTTTTCATCTGCGGTTAGGCTAGGATCGCTAACTACTTTAACGTGTTGGGCTCTAAGCGTAGTCATTTGCCTTTGTAAGCTAAGTACTTGAGATCGTGTTCTAAGCATATCTTTATGCTCCGCTTGGTACTCTTTAGCTTCGTCAACACGCCCTAAGTCTTTTAGCCTTTTTAAGCTGCCCGCAACTTTATTAGATTCTTCTAATAGGTCATAGTAGCTATCTATTTGGTCTTTATAACGAGGGTCATTAACAAACGAACCTATGATTGGGTTTTTATAAAGAGATTGTGCGGGTCGTTTAACATCAGAGAATTGGTCCACAATAGCGTCTGTCAGCATTAGGGTTAAGCTGGCTAATGTACCACCGTAGCCTTTTATTAAATGGTCAGCTTTAATAGGAGCAATAAGTCCTGTAGAACCTAGCAACTTACCAAGCTCAGAGGTACTTTCATTAAACTGTAGCGCAGCTTCTTTGTCTTTTAAGTGGGGGCCGATAAGCTCATTGCCTGTTAAAAAGCTGTGATTAGTTGCAGCCTCAATTGCAGGTTTGGCTAGTTGCGGCATCATGTTAGGGCTTAGCATGGCATTAGCAAAAGAGTTCCACAAAGCGCTCTGTAGTTTAGTCGCGTCCATTGGGTTTTTAGTATCTTCACGAGACACATACTGATACAACATTTCAGGAAACGCTTTATATAAAAACCCAACTTCAGACGCTATAGGAATTTTACCTATTCCAGGAATAACAAGAGTGTTGATTTTATCTTTGTCGTTCATTTTTTGGTATTCGTCATCCCCACCTACAGCCATAGCATATACAAAAGATAGTATGGATAGATTCATAGCGGTTCTATAGAACTCTTTTCTAGCAATAGACTTTTCTTTAGCACTAATACCCGTGCCATTCATAGTGTTTAACAACACATCCATTGACTGAATATAAGCGTTCATAAAAGGTACTGTTTGAGCAAGCACCCTAACCATAGGGTCAGCCCCATGACGATTCCAATTTACAATATTCCTTGCTCGATCTTCCGCTAAAATCTTATCACCAGTTTCTTTTAAAGTCTGTTCGTATATAGCCTTGCGTTGTGCTAAATCAGAAATAGCAGAAATCTCTTCGATTTTATCTAAAAACTTTTGAACCAACGTATTAGCTTCTTGGTTATATTTTCTGTTGATATGCGCTGATAATTCTTGAGGATTTTGAGAATACCCACCAGTAACCCCTGCTCTAGCCATTTCTTTGACTATTTCGTTTTCTCTTCCTTTCAGCATATCTGCGTAAAGGGTAAAGCCATTCTTGACAACACGCCCCATAAGCTCAAAAGGTTTATTTACCCCTGATTGTGTTGCCGCTCTTGGAGCATCCTTGGCTATCATAATTACTTGGAACATAGGCAGAGAGGTGACACTCATACGCAGCAATCTACTTGCACTACCAAACATAGTAATAATAGGATGGGCAATAGGTTCTATACCTTTTATAGCAGTGACCATTGAAGGATCACTATACTCTACCCATTTTTGCTTGCCCTCTATCCATACTGGAGCAGAGTAATTCGCCCTATCTTTTGGCGGTGCGTTATGATAAATAGTATGACCTTCGTCATCGACTACGCCTAAATCTTCAGCAACCCGTTGGTTAGCATGATTCCTAAGCCCATTTTGAATACCCCATGCAACACGCTGCACCATATTAGCAAACACATCATGCACATCTTTATCAGAGCCTGTGAAATGTTTTTCAGCATTAACGCCAGCAATACCCATAACTTTAGATCGGTAGCCTGGGTTTGTTTTTTCTATGTCGTCAATCACTCTATATAAAGGAACATAGGCAGAATCAGCACGATATTTATCGGCAAGTTCCTTACTTATAACCCCTGTATTTTCTTGAAAATCGACAATGCCATCTTTAATAGCTTTCCACATATCAGCTATTTGCTTAATCTCAGGATGTCTTTCACCGTATGCTAAACCGCTATCAATAGCGGCGGCTTGTTCAGGAGTCACTTTGACAAGTAGTTTTTTAAGTTTTTCGACCTTACTTTTGGCTGAAGCGCTAGTTCCTAATGCGTCTATTTGCCCTTGTATTTCGGTATTTCTATTTAACAGATGTTGGTATCTTTGGGCTTGTAAATAAGCGGATGCCGCGTGATCAGCATCACTACGAGAACCAATACGGTCTGCTAATTTTTTATAAAGCACTTGTAAATTATCTAAGTTATTAGCATCTTTTTCTATTCTAGCAACCCCATTCTCAATAACAGGTCTACCTTGTTGAGCCGCAGCTAATGTAAATTTTGCTGAGTCTGCTGCTTGATCCATTAGAAAATGCCCACTGATTTCTTTAGTCAATGGGTTAGTTAACGCGCCTTTAAAACGCTTTTGATATTCACGTTGGATAGGTGAACCTGAGCTAGCTACTTGTGTTCTAAACTTATCTAAACCGCCTTTAAGATCATCAACTAATTGCGACACGGGGCTTTCAGAAACATATTTACCAGCAGCAAGAACTCTATCAGTAGCAGAGGTTTTCTTTGTGGGCTTTGGTGTAGCATAAACTTCTGTAGCCGCTCTTAAGTCGGCATCGTTTTGTGGTGTTTGTATTGAATAGCGTGTGTCCCCATTACGAGCAGTCCTTTCAGATGTATTTGCTTCTTTACGCAAGGCTTTAGTCGCAAGATGTCTAGCATCAGCTTCGGTAAGTTTTAAGTTCGCTCCTAATGTGGTACGCGCCCAGTTACGAACAGCAGATACTACTCTGTGTACAATAGGTAGGCTAGGTGCTTTCTCTACAAGATAGGCTAATGCTTCTTCTGCGTGTAAATGTGCAGGGGTATCTTTAGGTATAGCCGCGCGAGCTGCATCAAACGCTTTACCTTGATTCGTCATAGCTTGGTTCTTAATATTTTCCCAAACTTTAGGCCCTACCATTTTTTCCATGCCGACATGCACACCCATTTCATGCAGGGCAACATTCTGTATAGTTTCAGGGGTAAGTTTATTAGCAACGTAATGAGTAACACCATCAGCAGTAGTCATACCTTGCACGTTTGCAGGATGATTCTCACCGGGCAATGTTTCTTGCGTATCATGTATAACAGCTTTACCCGACTCGACAAGTCGCCTCATTTCAGGAGTTAATGTACGTTTTAACTTCTCGGCTGTAAAGCCTGTGGTTGATGACGATGGCGCGGCTGAGTATGGGTAATCGGTTTTAGCTTTGGCACCGCGTTGAACATTTTTAGCCAGCACAAGTGCGCCTATTTGTATTACACGATCAGCACTGGTAATGGGTTCTTGAGTTTCACGATCATAAAAATAACTATGGCGCTCTGGATCCATACCGACTTGTCGCCAATCACCTACTCCCTTGTTGTATTCTTCCATAGCTTTTTTAGCTTCGGCGTATGCTTGTTCTGGAGTATGGTTTTCCCATTCACCCTCCATTGTGGCTATGGGTTTTTTAGGTGTTGGTATCTCTTTGCCCGCACGTTTATCAAAAACAGGTTTTCTAGTAGCTATTGCCAAAGAGGGTTTTTCTTTAAGCTTCATAGTAACATTGTTAATAATACTAGTGCTTCTATGAGCTATTGTTTTTCCCCCTTCGTGGATAGTTGGCACCCAAACATTGTGATCTGTATACGCAGGAATATCCAAACGAACATTAACTTTTTTACCTTCTTCTATAGGTGCGTTAAGTTTATCTTTTTTATCTTTCCCTGAGAGAGCTCTCCACATGTCCTCATTTGATTCAGGTTTTGGAACATAGTTATATGCTGTTACAGGTTTATTTTCATTAACTAGTTTTTGATAATCCTCATGCGTTATTTCACCACGTTCAATTTGTCGTGCACCTTCTGTTAGTTTTGAACTACGTTCAGCCGCCTCTTTGTTGGTCATATCCAATCTAGCTTTCTGTTCAACAGTAGCGTCAGGGTACCTGTCTGATATTTTAGAAGGTTCTTCTTGAGCTACCGAATATCTAGGTGCTTCTGTAGGTTTAACAACTTGCACTTGTTCTTCAGGTTTAACAACTTGCACTTGCTCTTCAGGTTTTGTTATTTGTTCTTCAGGTTTAGTTTTATTTAATTCTTCTTCGCCAAATATCGACTCTTGCTTAGGAAGAGTTTTATAAATGTCTAATATTTTTTTAGGGCCTAGAGCGCTATAGTCAGTATCTTTTAAAGCTTTTTTTATTTGAGATGGGTTTGTAAAACGAGTATCTAAACCAGACAAATATTCAGCAGCTGTTTGTTCGTTAACCGCTTCAGGAGCTTCTGCTGTATTTGAAACGGGTTGTACAACAGGCTCTATACCGGGAGTAGATGTCTGACCTTGCTCGGCTTCATTGATCGTTTTTTCTTTTTCAGCAGCGTCTATTTGTGCTACATGGTCACGGTAGTAAACATCCCAACTACTTAAAGGCACTTCATGCCCGTTCTCATCGTGTGTTAGTTGACCTGACGGTTCATTAGCATGAGCTTCTAGCTCTTTAGCGTATTGCTTTTTATCTTTATCTGAAAGCTGTGAAGCGGCTTCCACTTGTCGATTAATAACGTCCTGTAAAGAAGTCTCGTTAGGTTTAATATGGCTAGCTATGTCTGTGTAATAAGCTTGTTGCTCTGCATCTTGCTTTGCTTGTTCAGCTTGCTGCGCTTCGACCTTGCGTTGTTCTTCATCTTGCTGATTAGCTAACTCTGTTTGAGCTTGCCCTTTTTCATACATGCGGATAGGCGCACCGATAGGGGATGCTAGCCAGGCTTGATAACCAGATTCCTTGTATTCTTTATTAGCTTCATCACCAGTTACGGGTAGTTGTGCTTGAGCCCGTTCTAGCGCTTTTTGCCCAATTTCAGTAGGCACTTCTGTCGCTATATTTTTAGCAATACCCATACCAATGGTTTTGCCGAGCCCTTCTTTATAAAATTGCTCTGTTAATTGCTTGCCTGCGACTTTGCCAAACTGTTCTACAAAAAACTTTTCAGGGCCGCCAATAACATCAATACCCGCTTGTATAGCGGCTGTACCATAGGCAGCTAATAAATTAGGATCAACCTTTTCATTGTTTTTTAACTGCTCAGATATTTGACGTTCAATATTAGAACCAGCAGATATTCCAAACAAAGCTGAACCTGCGCCAGCTAACGCACCTATCGGTGCGCCTATAACTGGTAAAAAAGCAGCACCTAACGCAGCACCACCTAAAGCACCCGCACCTACTGCACCTAAATTACCCGCTTGTTCTGCAATAACTCCAGGTACTTGTGATAAAGCTTCTTTACCAGCGGCTAGATACCCTTGGTTTTCAGCAATCTGTTGTACTTTTTCAAGACTGCCAGCAGATGGTTTTTGGTTAGCTTGATGCTCTTTAAATCTTTGGGTTAATTCTTCATTAGAAAGAAAAGGTGCTTGAATAGCAGTGCCTAATCCTTCTAATGTTTCTTGAACCCCTGTTTTAAACCGCTCCCCTAGTGAAGGCTTTTCTTCTGGGATAGTTAAACTTAAATGCTTTTTTACAGTAGCATCAATAACAGAGTCTTCGGTATTGTCTGGAAATTCAAGCCTTGTACCATCGGATAATTCAGCGTATTTTGCCATTATTAAATCCTATTGCCTTTTGAGTCATATTTTATAACATTAGGGTTAGGGCTAGCATTATTATCACCTAAAACATTTTGAAGTTTTTTTGTAGCTAAGTCCACCATATGCGGGTCTTGCGATTCACTAACTATTTTATACAAATCAGCAATTGGCGTTTTATCAATAACTTCTTTTTTAGAGTAATCAGAACGGAACGATAGCTCATCCCAAATAGGTTTACCCGATGGGTCAGTTTTAAAATATTTTGCATACTGTGGAGCGGTAGGATTTTCCATTGCTACTTTTTTAGCCCCTTCGTAGCCAGATAAATTTCCAGCAGAAGGATGTTGAGCCGCTTGAGTCTGAGCAGTATAGAGAGCAGTCTTTGCTTGCTCCGCAGGGACACCTAGCTGTGCTTTATATAAATCCAATGCGTCTTTGCTTTTGTTTTGTTGAGCGTCTATTTTAGCCTTAGCCTCAGCTAACCCAATAGCTTTATTTTCAGCAACATCTGCTTTGTTACTATCAGCTCCATATTTCCAAGCGGCAACTTGTTCGGCTCGTTGGGCATTAGCCAATTGGTTTTGTATAGCAAGACGCTTTTCTTCGTCTTTATCAAATTTATCTTGCGCTTCAGAATATGCTTTTAATCCTGCAACACCACCCTGTCCTATATTTACACCAGCAAAAGGAGACGCACCCGCCATTGTAGCTAAACCAGCCTGCATTAATGCCATCCAAGGGGCTTTTTCTTTAGCCGATGCGCCCTCTTCTTCCATCTTGGCAAGCTTCTCTTTAATAGCAGGTGGACCAGCGTTTTCACCTAGGGCTTCTTGCATTTGTTTTTGGTATTCAGCAGCGGGTGTTTCAGGACGTTTTAAAGCGCTGAAGTCAGGCATACTATAATTTTGCTGTGGAGCTTCGGGTATAGCGAAAGGCGTTTGTATCCCTTGTTGTGGTTGCGGCTGTGTTCCTTGTCCATTTAAAGCATCATTGATATATTGTGTGTTACCTTGCAGAGTAGCCATAGGCGCATTAGGGCCTTTATTATACCCAGACGCAGCTAATCCCCAATCGCCAAATTGGTTATAATTGGATTTTAAGTACTTAGCTGCCGCCATTGCTGACTTATTAAAATCTTTACGATCCTCTGGATTACCCGTACCATAAGTTTTCCAAGCATCGTTTGTAAATTGATACCCGCCTAAAGCGCTACTTTTTGGGTTGGCCGCATTTGGGTTAAAATCGCTCTCAATATCAGCTACGTTATATAGTATGTTGGAAGGCACTCCATATTGTTTTGAAGCAGCGTCAATAGCTGCCATTTGAGCTAACGAGGCTTTTGAATTTTTACTAGCTTCTGTGGCTGACAGCCCATTCATTGCCTCAACAGGAACGCCATGTTTTTCAGCAGCCACTGCATTAGCGTTTAAAATTTTTTGCTTTTCCTCTGCTCGTTTATCCAAACCTTCTTTACCATGTAGAACAGCGGTGGTCATATTTCCCGCAACATCGCCTACCTGATTTCCAACATCCCCTACTTTATTAGCTATGTCAGATAAAGCATTTTTCCCTTCTTGGACTTTAGCCATATATGCAGGATAAGCTCCTTCTATCAATCCTTTTTGCTGTATTGTATTGGCTAAATTTCCCAATCCTCCAGTGTCTACTCTCCCTGCGTCTGACCTATTTTCTACAAGTTGTCTGTATGGATCGTTTAATAAAGGGCCAACATAACTACCATCGTCCCCTGCAAACGCAATAATACCACCTTGAGCGTATTCTTCAGGTAAGTTGCTAGGCAATGAACCAACGCCTTGTGGCGCTTGCGCCATTTGCATAGGTGGTCTGGTTAGACCTTGCGCTTCACTTTCAATTTGTTGAGCAATGGGTTGTGGGGTGGTTTGTTGGGCTTGGGCTTGGGCTTGGGCTTGGGCTTGTTTCTGTTCTTGAACCTTTTGTTGCAATATGGGCATACCTATATATGCGGGTAATACTCCATCGCGCATGGATTGTTGAAGTTGTTGAACTGATAACTTTTCAGCGTCACCTTGTAAACTTGCTATATTACCTATCATCCTTATGCCCTCATCGCTTTAGATATTGCTAATTCAACTAACCCGCCACCTGCATATTTCTTCTCTTTAACCACACCGCCTTTCTTTTTAAATGCACCTGCTTGACCCGCTACACCTAGTGCTGTTGCACCTAACCCACCTAGCTGAGAAAGGGCGCTAGGTGGAGCTTGATAAGTCGTTGATGAAGCTGTTGGAGCGGAATAACCTTGCAATAGGGCATTATATTGGTTAAGCAATTGGTATGGGTATTGTTGCGCGGTACCATAGTTACTAATCGCTTGGTTAATAATATTCTGTTGTTGTGCTTGTTGTTGCGCACCGGCCGCACCTTGTGCGCTTAAAATACCTTGTTGAGCAGCAAGTTGTTGGCTGCCTAAAGTACCTAATGTTCCCGCAGCTTGATTAGCTCCAGCATAACCCGCTTGTTGCCCGCTAACACCTTGTAGCCCCATATTAGCTCCAGAAATACCTTGAGCTGTCCCAGCCAATGCTTGATTGACACCAGCTTGCGCACCTTGCACACCTTGAAGTCCGTAACCAATACCTTGTAATGCTTGACCCATACCTGCTTGTTGCATTTGCGAAGCATTGGTTTGTGCGCCTACACCAGAAAGACCCGCTTGTGCGCCACTAATTCCTAACTGTTGTCCTTGTAAGGCTTGTCCCACACCAGCTTGCGCACCTTGCACACCTTGAAGACCATAACCGATACCTTGCAAAGCCTGACCCATACCCGCTTGCTGCATTTGTGAAGCGTTGGTTTGTGCACCTATACCAGAAAGACCCGTTTGTGCCCCAGAGATTCTTTGAGCTGTTCCAGCTAATGCTTGATTAATACCTGCTTGCGCCCCTTGCACACCTTGAAGACCCATCCCAGCACCAGAGATACCTTGTTGTAACCCTTGTAATTGTGCTTGAGTCGCTTGATTAGCCGCTTGTTGTGCATTGACATACGCTTGATTATATGCTGTGCCGATCATTTGTTGATTAGCTAGAGCATTGCCTTGAGTATTTAAACTATTCATTAGTGCTTCACGGCTACCACCAAACGCTCCTGATTGAGTGGCTTGCCCTTGCTCTTGTGCGCCTTTCATACCATACGCTTGGTTTTGTAATTGCAATGCGGGTGTCAATGCGTTTTGAATATATGGGTTCATATACTGAGACATTGCATTAGCACTGGTCAATGTATTTTGCAATCCTTGACCCGCTTGTACAGAACCCGCACCATATCCAGCACCTTGAGCCCCATAACCTAATGCTTGTCCAGCGGTCCCCATCCCCCCTGACACACCGATGTTTTGACCAAGCTGCCCAGCTTGAGAGCCTTGTTCCCCATACATACCTGCTTGAGCTTGTTGTTGCGCGGCTTGATTGGAAGATTGCAATGCGCTTAAATTACCTAGGGCAGAACCTTGAGCGCCATAACCTAACGCTTGCCCAGCGGTACCCATACCGCCAGCATAACCAATGTTCTGAGCATTTTGACCAGCTTGAGAGCCTTGCGCACCATACGCACCCGCTTGAGCTTGTTGCTGTCCAGCTTGGTTAGCAGATTGTAATGCACTTAAATTACCTAGTGCAGAACCTTGGCCCCCATAATTAAGAGCTTGCTGCGCAGTACCCATACCACCCGATACACCAATGTTTTGTCCAAGCTGCCCAGACTGCGCTCCTTGAGCCCCGTATCCAGCAGCTTGATTAGCGGTGTTTAATTGTCCCGTACCTGATGTTGCCGCTAGTTGCGTAGCTGGATTAAATTGATTTGGTAAATTTAGGTTAGAATAACCTTGAAAAGATTGTTGTTGTAACGGGCTAAATGGAGCAACATAATCAGATGGATTTGAACTATATGGAACATAAGGTTTTGTGCCTGTTATGTTGCCACTGGTATCAGTATTAAAAATTTGATTTGTTGACGCGCCCATTAACGCATTGTAATAAGGCTGAGCGTAATCTGGTAATTTGTTTTGATTTACCGTTGATGTTGTTGGGCCTGGTGATCCTCCCCCACCAAAAAATACATACACTAAGGGCATGTGCCCAAACAATGGGGAAAAGAAATTACGCTTAAGAAAGATTTTACTTAGAATAGGGTTCATAAAAGTTGCTCCAACAAAATGTTAGTTTGGTTAAAACCGTAACGTCTCCAAAGACGCGCAATAGCAGGTCTACCCACTGCTGTGATTATCGTTGCGCCATTTTGTCTGGCTATATTTTTTAATTGTTCTACTGAATTTTTATTAGAAACTAACCTACCACCAATTGTAGAAACATAAGCAACTCGATGTAAAGGTTGATTATAAAATTGAATAGTGCATGCGCCTTTAATTTCATTGTTTTCATCTACAGCCACACATAATAACCATTCACCTGTAGCAACATAGTTTTGAATATGCTCGATGGAATACATAGGCACCCCATCATATTCAGTTTCTAAAGCCGATCGAATATATCCTTCCACCATCGGCCAAGTTTGATGCCCATAATTTCTATCTACAGGACGGACGGTTATCATGCTAATAAGTGTTTGTAAGCTTTAGTATCTTTGGCATATTCTTTATTCTTACCGATTGTCTTTTTACGACCCGCTTGAATATGCTTAACCATCTCATCAAGACGTTTAGCACCAGCATCAGTAGACCCATTACCTAACTCAGATACAATGCGTGAACTCAATACGTACTCGCCTGTCGCTAAACGAGCAGGTTGTTTATTAGCAATGGTTGCGGGTATATCGTCAGATACACCATCGCCAGGACCATGTAAAAGGTTTGGACTACCACCTGATTTATAAGAACCCAAATCAGCAATACCACCTTGAGCCATTCCTATTGAATGAGAATATCGTGTATTAGCAGGATGACCTTTCGGGGCAAGGTGTTGTATCTTACTAGGCAGACCTTCGGGTAGCCCCGCAGGCAAACCTGCTGGCGCATATTTAGGCATACCGCCAGCTGCTAAATTTGTAATCCCGCCTTCAGCATAACCGCTAGATGTAGGATAAAAACTTGCTGGATTTGGAATATCTGGAGAATAGGTAGTTTGATTAAATACACCGGGCTTAGGGCCAGCCCAATGAAGAGGGGTACTATATGTTGAACCTTGTGTTGTGGGTATTGATGGCGATAAAGCATTATTAACAAATGGGGTTGCAGCTAGGCTTATACCCGCAGGAACAAGAGTGTCGTGTTTTGTAGCAAAATCACCTATATCACTTAATGTTGCATTACTAGAACCAGCCAAACCAGATAGCCCAGCGCCACCTATCCCACCGATTGCACCTGTTAATGCACCGCCTTCCATACCTTTACCAATGTCTTGACCTGTAAGAGCTGAACCTAAACCGCCAACACCAGCACCAATAGCCGCACCTTTCAATCCACCATAAATCATATTTTGAGCAACTGGATTGGTTATGTTTACAGCATTAAGACCTGTGTCTAAAGCACCTTGTCCAAAACCTAAATTAGCGGCGTTAGCAGCGTTAGCCCCTTGAAAAAGAGTCGGGGTTGTATCAACACCCAATGATGGTGCCATATTGCTTGCAGCAATTTGGGCAGGAGTCGCACCAAAACCAGAAGAACCCAATGTTGATGCCCCCGCAGAAGTATCAGCCACCGCACCTGTTCCGGCTTGTAATGCGCCCCCGCCAAAGCCAGCTGTCCCTGCTGTTTCTGTACCACCTAATAATGTTGGCGCACTTATGTCCGCCCCTAAATTTGCGGCAACACCGGCTGTTCCAGCTTCACCCGCAGCGCCAGCCGCACCTGCTGTTTCTGCACCTCCAGCTAATCCTGAAGCAATACCACTACCTAATTCAGCCGCGCCAGTACCAATTGCACCAGCACCTGCGGCTAACCCAGTACCAATTGCACCAGCACCAGCAGCTAAACCAGACCC